ACGTAGTACCTAATTGAGCAATTATATCATTATTTATCTGATCTTGTGGACTAAAACCAACTTGAGTTAAATGAATATCGTTAGTTCTACTACTTGTAGGATTGTTATAAACTACAGATTTAGCAAGTTGTAATCTATTAGTTGCTAACGTTTGACTTTCTATTCTTATTTTATCTGTATTTGGAACTGAGTATCCTCCTACAGCAGGTTGAGTATAGTATTGCTCAGTGAAATATACATAATCACTTGGTTGCCAGGTTCCATTAAAATATAAAAAATAATTAGAATTTAAATTGGGTTGACTACCAGTTACATTACCGAAGTTAGTATATAGATCATTTCCTAAAGGAAATCTAAATATTAAATTATCATAAGCATCGTTTGTGGTATTACCTACGTAAGATTCCGGGTTAAGAGTGTGAGTATTTAATATAGACTCACTTAAAGATATTGACCATCCTCTTAATTCTTGTAATTGAGAATAACAACTACCTAATGATAAACTTGAAGGAAGAGTAGTTGAAAATAATGGATTTACACTTCCTAATTCAATTCTTGTATTAGTACTATCATAAACTGGTGTAGAATAAGATGTAGAAACATTATAACCTATTTCACCATTTAATTCATTTTTTACATATAAAACAGATCCAGTTCCTTCGTTTTGCCAAGCTACATTCCACCAATTATATTCTTTATTACTACCTGTTACAAAGGCTGGTATTAATACACTTTGAGTTACATTTGTTGAATTTGTCCAAAGAACTACATTAGCATAATCATAACCGTTTACACTAGTTGGTTGTAAATAAATTATCCATTCAGCTGTTGATGGAGTAATATGATTTGATCCTATTAATAAGGTTTGATTATTAGATGTATTTAAATTAGTTGGTCTAAATCTAAATTCTATGTTTTGTATACCATAAGAACTTGTTGTAAGATTATCTACAAAACTATATTTAAATGGTTGAAATTGTAACGCAGCAGAAAATCTAGAGTAATTGTATTCTGCTGTATTACTTGTTTTATCTATACCACCAAATTCCATAGGGAATAAGATAGTATCAGGAATACCATAAAGTGTATTTAAATAGTTAATAAATCTATCTGTTCCTTTACTTTTTAGTAATGTAGGTAAGTTAGCATAAATTCTCTTAAACACACTTTTTGCTTCATCTTGACCAGATAAAGTATATTGTGATGCTGTAATTCCTGTTTGCCAACTTTGTGTTACAAAGGTTTGTGTTCCTGATTGATTAGATCCATATAACCACTCATAAATGTTATCTTGATCTCCATCTGTATACAAGGCAATTCCTAAACTTTGTAGTGCGTCTCCTACTATGTCTTTACTAATACCTTGATTTAATCCATTTTCAGCTTTCCATAAATCAGTTATTGCTCTAATGTAAATCCAAATGTCATCAAACATTTGTCCCATAGAATAAACAAAAGGAGCTACTTTACTAAAAGTAGGACTTTCCTGTAAATAAACAGGTAATCCATATATTAAATTATCATTGTTAAATTCATCATAATAACTCGCAGATGTATAATTCAAATTATACCATGCAATTCCTTGAGAACTTGTTACTGAATAGTTTACATATGGTTTATTTCCTGGGTATTTTGGCCAAGATTTACTTCCAGATTCAAAATATAAGAAATTTTCATACGCGTCAAAACTTTTAATAACACTATCTAACTGTTGTTGATAAACAATAGCATCAGGGCTAGTAGGAAAACTAATTATATTAGCATTATATGCTTCAATTTGATTTAACTTATATTGAAATGTTTCAAGTTGTTGAGTAGCTGATCCAAAATGAATAAAATTTTCGTAATTATTATAATCAACATTTATAGTAGGATTACTGCTACTAATGAATGTAAGTAAATTCTGGAATTCAGAACTAGTGTAATTTAAAATTTGATTGTAATTATAATAATCACTCGAACCTATTCTAAAACTATCTACATCTAAACTAAAGTTAGCTTCTCTAAGTGAAGGTAAATTATTTTGTGATGTAACTATATCACTAGTAAGACTAGCTTGATATTCTTGAGTATTTACTATTTTCTCTACAACATTTAAAGGAGAATTAACAACAAAAGTTTCTGGAAGAGGATTTTGTAATTTAATTATTACAGTAACATTTCCATTAATGTCTCTTTCAGCTGCCATTGATAAGGCAGGATATATTATATTATTGCCAAAATCTAAATAATACTCAATAAAGTAATTTCTATTTTGAATAAGATCAATGTATGCTACAGCATTACTAAAGAAAACATCTTGATCTGTAGTAGTAGCAATTTTAATTTCTTTTCTATCACTAGATATAGATTTAACAAATAAATCTAAATTTGGGTTTTGGGTCAGTAATGGTCTAAAAAAATTATAAACCATTCTGTATGTGCCTAATCTAAAACCTAATCGTTCAATATCTTCAGCAGGATCAAAATTTATTTCTTTGTTTTCTGTTACGCTATAAAAATCAAAAGTAGGATCATTTCCTACTAAAGTATTTATATTGTTATAAACAAACAATTGTACAAAATCTTCAGGAAGACCAAAAAATCTAGTCATTTCCTTAGAAGCTACAAGATTTTGCTCTTGTGGAGTCAGAATACTTGGGTTGTCATATAAAGGGTTTATAACAATTGGCATTATATATTTGTGTTAAATTCGTTTATTTGTTGTTGTAATAATTTATTTTGTTCTTGTAAAAAATTTAACTGTTCTAACAATAAATTTAAATCTAAACCTAAATATTCACTACTTCTTTCTATAAGAGTAGTATGTGAATTATCACCAGTTAAAGGAATTTCATAAAATAAAACATCATAATTTTCAAAAAATCCACTTACTGTAGGTATAGTTTCAATAATTTGTTCAACCGGAGAAGGTGCAACATAGTCACTAAATTGAGTATCAGTAACTATATTAATGTCTTTACTGTAGACTAATTTTTGAGTTGGAATTGTTACTTTACTCATGGGAATATAGTTTGTGAAACTTTAAATTTCATATTACTATCATTTTTTACATAAGTACTACCATCAATATCTACTTTAACTTGTATTGTGTAAAATCTTTCTGGTTCTAATGTACTCATATCTACGTTAAAATATGATCCAGTTCCATTAGCACTTATTAATGTACCAGGATCATTAAATGGTATTATAGTTTCGTTAGTATCTACATCAATAATCTGATAAAAACTTTGTGAAGGTAAAGTTTTATTAAATTCATATAGTGAAGAAGTTACAAACTGTCGTTGAGGGTATTTATCTCTCGAAGCAATAGTAAATCTAACGTTACTTTCAGCATAATAAACTCCATCATTATTTCCAATAGATACATCAAAAACTTGATTTGTTTGAAGTTTAGTTACATCTGGATTGAAGACTTGGTTTTTCCAATAAAAAAACAAAGAAGGAGGATAAATCGTGTTTGTATCTCTACTAAAGTAATCTAAAATATATTGATAATTTGGATTATTTTCTACAGATTCACTAATTCTTAAAATAAAACCATTATTTGGTATTAAAGAAGATGACCACTGACTTATAATAGAAGTTACGTTGATGTATAAATCTTGTGAAGTATACTGTGAGATAGATGATGTTCCATAACTACTCGTATACCAAGCTCCACCACCCACAGAACCTGACAAATAAGATCCAGTTATTCCTGATCCAGATATAACCCAAAAACTTCCTGTTTTAGGTCCTAACCAACTAACTCCGTTTACTGTAGTAGGTGAATTTGCTAATCGACCAGTTCCTTGATCCCACTCTTGAGAAACAGGATTAACTAATATTGGAACTACAGTAGGTAAACTTTCTACTTGTGAAGCATATACTCTCAAATAAGCCTCCCAACTACCTGACGACGTTGATGTTCTACTAACCTTACTTAATGTATCCATTATTTCAGTTTGGTCAAACTGAATAAGCATTCTAGAAGCATTATATGGATCTGGCTTAGTAAATTCTAATATAGGATCTAAACCAGTATTTGTTTCTGGGTATAGTGAGTATAATGTTGCGTCTTTAGAAGGGAATAATTGAGAAAACATATATTATAAATATTAAGCCCCAACAACTCGTCCTAAAATATCACTATCAGGGTATCTAATTTCAAAAATCATAGGATCTAAACTAGGATAAATAATACCTCCTAAAGTAGCTCCTTGTAAGTCATATGTATAAGGACTATAAATCCCACCAGCTTTATTAGTAAATTCTAATTTCTTTACAGCAGCTACACCATTTACATTAGCACAACTAATACAATTTTCTACTTGGCTTAATATAATAGGCTGATTTATAGACCATTTATTTGTGTCAAAAAATACTTTTAAAGCTTCAATACACCCAATTAAAACTTGTTGTGCGTTGAAACCTTGTAATACTTGTATTTCAAAATTAATTCCTATATTAACATAAAAAGCATCTTTAATTGTAACAGCATCTGTTAACATTTTATATTGACTCAAATATGTTTTTAAATTTTGTTTTACTGCTAAGTTAGCTGTGGTTAATTTACCATCTGTATTTGTGCTCAAAACATAAGCACTTAAAGCTAACGGATTCATATTAACTAAACTTTGAGTATTATCTCTATCAGCATTTAAATTTAAATCTTGAACTACATAAGCTTTACTTAAATATCCAAACTCACTAGGCATACTAAGAATTCTTACTAAGTAGTCACTTTTAGTAACGTTTCTTAATTGAGTAGGGAAATTAGCTAAAGCATTTAATCTTATTTCTTCAATAGAATCTCCAGGTCCTCCCCCAGCAGCTCCAATATTATTATTAAATTTAACAGATTGTAATACTGTTTGAACAACACTATTATTTAATCCATAAGTATCTATTTGGGGATTAACTACTTTATTTTGATTAATATCGTTAGCAGGAACATTACTTTGAGCCCCACCACCAACAAGATATGTGAAAGTAATAGTTATATTTACAGGAGCTTGACCATATTCGTTTGTAAAGAAAAAATTAGAAGGATCAAAAGCTGTATTAAAAGCACTAATTCCATCTTGTATACCTAAACCAACATTGTCAGGATTAGGAATAATTAATTCACTATCTTTTCCTGTTGTGCCTGCTCCAAAACTTATTTGTAAATTAGATTCATCTAAAAACTGAGCTGTGAATCTTGTATTTACTTTTTTTAATCTCAACATAAATGGAGCTTGATCATTATATTGAGAATAATTTGGTTCAAAAACACTAATATTATATGTTTTATCTATAATTGTATCTTGAGCTAAATAAGGTACTTCATACCATATATTTCCATCATTATCTACAGCTTCAATAATTTGAATTATATCAGTGTCACTTAATATAACTTGACTAAATTGTTGAGCATTATTAAAAGAAAAATTTTGAGTTTTAACCTGTCCACTAATAGCTTCAACCTGTTTTTTTAAAATATAAAACATTGGATTACTAGTATTTGAATAATAACTATAAACACTAATTTCTGTTGGGTCAAAACTACTACTATAACTAAAATCTACTAAATTTTGAGTTAAGAATGTAATGTCGGGTTGAGAAGTGCTCGCTATTTGCGAGTTTTCGGGTATTTGTACCGTATACCTCCAATCAGGCACGTATCCCGATGATGCATCAGAAGGTATTAGTTGATATACGTCAAGAACCGCCGTAGAGGGTTTTGTTACTTTGGGTGAATATCCTAAACTATATGCAATAGGAAGTATATTTTTAAATTCTTTTGCTTCTAATAATAAAGTTTCTTGTACTTGAGTATCGGTGTAAAAACTTAAAATGTCACCTACATATGCTGACAAATCTGTAAACATATTTCCTGGCGAACTCGGACCGAAATCTGTATAGTTTTGGTAGTTATTCTTTATATAGTTTACTAAAGTCTGCTTTAGTTGAGTAAAATCTTTATTTAAATATTGTATTGCCATTATATAAGTTCTCCAGATAATTCATTATTTACTTGTATGCTAAGTTCATCAGATATATTATTAATAGAATAAAATATATTAATACTTATAGTATTACTATTACTAGGAGTGATAGTTAATTCTTTTATTATTATATTTTGAACATATCTTTCAATTAAATCTTTTAAACTTTCTTCTAAACTAGTAAAATCAGTATTTTGTTCAAAAAGTAAATTTCTTACTCCAGCTCCAAAAGCAGGATTAAAAAATCTTTCTCCAGGATTTGTAAGAATAAAATTTATTAGTTGATTTTTGGTTTGTTGTTTTGTAGTATATGTACTTGTAAAAACTCCAGGTGTTATGAATTCCAAACTTATTCCTATTTCTCGTTGACGAGAATATGATGATGTAAGTTCATTATAGGAATATATAGGTCTATTTAAAATCATTATAACAATCCTTTTTTCTTCATTGTATTCATCATATCACTAAAATCAGGTACACTATTTACTTGTACTTGTCTGATATCTTGTGCTCCGTTATTATTTTGTTGAATAAAACCTTCAATTCCTTTAGTTACAGGAGTAGCTCCTCCTCCATATTCATTCATTAATTGTTGTTGAAAACCAAAATTTTGAGCTTGGTGAGAATCAAAAGTACCTCCTCCTAATGTTCTCCATTCACCTTCATAAGCTGTTTCATTTAGAAGATCTTGAATTGAATTTCCTGTTGGTTTTGGTTTAGGAGCTCTTTTAATGTTTTCTATTGTCGGATTGTAATTTTCTTTAATAGAGGATGTACCTAATTCTTCTTTAAGAGCTGCTCTAACTTCTTTACGAACTACTTCTTGTATTAACTTTAGTAATTTTTCTGTACTGTTCATATTGGTATAAATATTAAATTATAAAATTTTATGTTATATT